ACCAGCAAGGTTGATTCTCTCCTGCATCAACTCCGCATCCTTGAGTTCTGCAAAGTGGTTGTCATACAGGAAGTCATACTGGATGTGGTCTGCCATATACTCCCAGTCTTCCATCGTAATAACATTCTTGAGTAGGAGTTGAGTCTTCAGGATATCATTGAACATGGAGGAGAAACGCTTCCTCATACGTCCAACGAACTTGGAGAACTTAATCTCATCTCTCAGAATTTCGGAAGAACGACCCATTGAGAAACCACCTTCACCCTGAAGTCTAGTTTCGGGAACGTTCAAAGAACGATATAGTTTCTTTTGGAAGTAGTTGATATCAGTAATCTCACCGAGATTCTGACCACCAGGTAGAGTAGTAATCTCGGTACCACGACCACCCTCTCTTCTGGGCAACCAGAAGTCTTCCATCATAGACATAAACTTCTTGTCGTCACGAATCTCACCAGTATTCGCATCATAGACAAGTTTGTTTCTATATCTCTGCATCACATCGCGGAGATATTGTTCTGCCTTCATCTTAGGAAGGTTACCAACGTCGATGTAGAAAATACGACGCTCAGGTGCCCTAGACAAACGATAGATGACGAGAGAGTCCTCAATCATCATAAGTTGGTTTAGGGGTTTGATTGCTTTGTGCAACCAAGAAAGAGTTGTACCCTTGTTTCTATCTACTAGACCTGAAGTGCAATATGTGATAGAGTCACGGGTCATCTTGACACCCTTTACACTATTTCCACCATATCCTGCACCACCACCAGTGTTGGGTGTATAGATGAAATACTCTTCAATCTCTGGGAAGTCGTATCCCTGACCATTACTATCTGCATACTGACTTTGTGCTTGACCCAGACTATCACGCCCCTTCTTCTTGAGTTGACGGATATACTTCATCTTGGAAGCATCGATATATCTCAACTCCTGAATACCGTCATGTGGGTTCTTCTGGTCGATGACTTTGTTGTAGTAAAGTCTGCCGTCAATATACCAGTTACGGAAAATCTCGTGTGCTTTTTTGTCGAAGTCTAGGAGTTCGAGAATATACTTAAACTCTTCACGAATCTTCTTCTTAATACCATCCGAAGCGTTGAGGTTTGACAACTCAATTTCAACAGGACTATCGTTGGTATCAGATACAATTGCTTCGTTTACAATATCTTCAATAGCACTATCACACTCAGGATAGAGTGCCATTGAGCGATATCTACGAATCAGATCGTTCTCAGTCTTATATACACCCTCGATGTCCACATAACTGCCAAAAAACCCGGAACTGACATAGTGCTCAGAACCATCCTGATTATTAGGAGGTACTGGACTGACAATTCCGGGGGATTTCTTTTCCGAATCTTCGATTGAGAAACCAAATAATTTAGCCATTATTACAAATCTCGGATAGTGGAGGGGTTGCCTCCACTATTTATGAGACTTGAGAGTGACCTATTATCGGATGAGGGTCTCGCCAGCGCTACCGCCGGTGGACTGTAGTGATTCACCGATGGTGAAGTACTGAACCTGGAAGGTTACATCGAACTCTTCAATCGTGTTGGTGGAGTCGTAGCTGAGAGCAATCTCAGAGATGTTGGAAGGCCAGATATCGTAGAACTTGTAGGTTCTTAGGATAGCGGTCTCACCACCTTCGTTCTGAGTAGCAAACTTCTCCTTACCGCGACCGAGTTGCTGCACATAGGCATCGGTCATGTAAGAAGTTGGGTTGGTGACGCCAGTAGCATCGTCCAACTTGCTCAACTTGTTCATCCACTGCTCGAAAGCAGTTCTTAGACGGAAGTCCTCATCGTTGATGATGGTGACGGTCCAAGGATCGAAGGTGCGGTCTCCAGTGACTTTGAGGTTTCTGCCACGGAAAGGAACAGCGACTTCAGCAATGTTGGAAGCAGGTAGAGCTGCTGCCTTACACATGAACTTGAAGATGCCGTTCTCACCGTCATCACCTGAACCCCAGAAACCAGCAGCGGCATCAGGGAAAGCAGGAATGGAAACCTCAAAGAGGTTGGGGCGGGCACCGCCGCCCGCCAACTTGGATTTGAACTGTGATAGTGTCTTAGTTTCTGCCATTGTTGTGTCCTCTTAGTTAATTATGATGAAAGATATCAAACAGTACCAACAACTTCTTCGAAAGCAACGCCAGTGCGCGTAGCAACGAAGGTTAGTGTGATGTAGTTAATAGACTTGGCGGGTTTCAGGAAGATATCTGCCCTAAACTCGTTGTTGTCGATAACATCAGGGGTGTTGTTCGTCTCATCACAAACAACTAGGAAACCATACAGACCTCTCTTCGCCTGAACGTCACGTAGATAAGGCTCAACGATGTTAACAAAGTTGGAGCGAGTATTTACGTCGTTTAGTTCGAATAGGGTGGTTTGTGCTGCTTCCTGGAGTGCTTGCTCAACGGTTAGGAACAGACGACGAACGTTGATACGGTCGAAGGCAGATGAGTAACCTAGAGCAGTCTTATCACCGAATAGAACCACACCAGAACCCTTACGGTTGATGATGGAGTTCACGCGGGCGGGATAGAGTAGATCTCTCTCGTCCTTATCGGGGTTGTAAGCGAGCTTAACAGCGTTGTTCAGAACACCACGCTGGAGACCAGCAGGTGAGAACCAAGGATAAGCAAGGATGGAAGTACGAACCATGAGACCAGCGACGTCGCCGTTACAAGGAATGTAGCGGAACTCGTTGTTGAAGCGGTCGTAGGTGTACTTATAACCACTGTCGAATACAGCGTATGAAGAGGAAGCAAGTGGACTGAAGAAACGTAGTAGGTTCTTAGTCGCAGTAGTTCTGTTGGTCACGTTGACGATATTGTCTCTGTGAGGTGAAACAACTGCCATACAATCCTTTCTACCTTCAGCAAGGGAGATTAGGAGGTTTGCCTTTGCTTGGGACTCATACTCAATACCCATACCAGGACCCATCATCAGATAGTCAACTGCCTCGTCGTCGGGGTCAGCAAACAGTCTGTAAGAGGTGTATAGGTCACCGAGGGTAGCGTTCATACCACCTTCTGCCTGATAGTCGTGACCACCAGTTAGTTTGTATGAAAGGTTACCGATAGCGGAGAAGTAGATTTCCTGAGCATCTTGACCCCATACGCCTTCGCCAGTGGTGTAAGGAACGAAGTCAGTGGAGAAACCAACGGCAAGAGGTTGAGTCTTCCAGTGGTTATCAGCAGCATTGGAGGGGTTGTAACCAGGGAAGACCTGCTCAGAACGCTGAGCAATGAAGTCCTTGTAGTAAGTTCTCAGAGGAGCTTCACCATCTGCGGTAGCGTCAGCAGCCTTAGATAGGAATAGGTGCTTCTCGAGAAGTGAACCCTGAATACCGGTGATAGCGCCAGTATCATCAACAACTACAACGTGCAGAGCATCGCCACGACCCTTACGGGAAGCAGAGTAGTTGGTGCTGATAGGACGAGGAGCGATAGACTTCCAGAACACAACAGAGTTGGTTAGACCAAGAGTCTGCTGGTTGTACCAATCTTGCTCAGTTACAACAGATGAAGTACCTGTGTTGATACCAGCGTTGTTGACGAAGGTTAGTGCGTCAGCAACTTCGAAGGAGGAGTTAGGATCGTTCTCCTTATAGGTTAGAACGTAGTCAGTACCAGCAGAAGAAACTCTGGAGGTAATCTTAACGTTGATGGTTGAGTTGCCGTTTACAGCGTCGGTGGAAACACCGGTAATGATACCCTTAAGATAACCATTGAACTCAGAGGTAGTACCTGCACCGGGCAGAACTCTGCTGCTTAGGGGTGAGGTTACACCATAACCGATAATAGCGCCAGCGGCACCTGCGTTGGTGGTGTTAATACCGATGATCTGGTCAGCAGCATCGTCGATTACACAAACACGCATGGTGTCTGCCCAACGACCAGGGTTACGTGCAGCCCAGTAGTATGAGGTATCGGTAGTGTGGTTTGCTTCGTAGTCGTCGTAGTTGTTGATCTTGACGCCAGAAGAAGCGGAAGCAATACCAACACCAGCATTAGCGTTGTTAAGGTTCTCACCATCTGTTCTTACAACCTTCAGAACACCACCATAGGTGAGGAAGGTAGAGGCAGTCATCCAGTACTCATACTGACGATCGGTAGACAGGGGCTTACCGAAGGTGTTGATGAGTTGCTGTTGGTTGTTGATTTGGATAGGCTCGTCAACGGGACCGATGGTAAAAGGTCCGCAGATTGCACCAATGTTATCAAGAACATTAGTGGCTCTACCTACTGTCAAATCAACTTCTCTGACTAATACGCCCGGAGATAGTTGAGGAGTAGCCATGTTTTTCTTCTCCTAAAGTGATTCTCAATTGGTCTAAAAATATTTAGAGAAAAGTAGTTTTTAAGTGGGGAAACACGGCGTGAATACACTACCAGTCTGGATATACGTCTTTTATCCTGGGGACTGGGTTATACTTGTTATATCTAGACTCGGTGACTCTTTTCTTGGTACACTCCTTACACTCATATGAATAGGAAGAAGCAACTGGACCTCTACTCTTTCTTGTTCTATAGAAGTCGTCCATCAAGTTTTTTACGACACCACAACTTCTACACTTCCTATCATTGAGAAGAAGATGATTTAACTTTATCTGTTTGTCGAAATCGTCGAAGTCCATCAGTAGTTAGTCCAGAGTTCCCAACCACCACCGGTTGTTCCATATTCACTACCACCAGAATACCATCTATCACCCTCAGAGTCTACAAAGGTACCGTTCTCCAGACCATCGTCAATGAAACCAAAGGGTGCCATATCCTGTTCAATCTGGTTTCTCTGCTCCTCATAAAGTCTCTTCCTTACATCCTGATCGGTCAACTCTTTGAAGTAGTCCTGAGCAACCAACCAAGCATAGATCACCAAGCACATTGCAAGGTCATCATTACATCCCTCTTCTGCCTCAAACGAGTTTCCTTTTTGAATAAAGGTGGTCAACTCGGA